GCCTTGACCGAGGCGGCCACTATCCCCGGCGCGTACTGGCGCATGACCCGGTGCACCATCGCGGCGGTCTGGGCCGGGTCGGTCGAGCCGCGCGCGTCCACGTGGAAGTTCTGGGTCACCCCGCCGCGCGACGCAGCTTGTAAATATAAAAATCAGGAAATCGTGATCTTTGACTCTCGCCGCTTCGCCCGACTCAACCCGCTGCTCTTCGCGCCGACCGCGTTGCCGGGCACCGTCATGTCGGCCACCGGCACGCTGGAGCTGCCGAAGGCCGTGCCCTGCGGCGAACCATACATCGGGTCGCCCATCTGGAAGGCGTTGGCGCGCCCGCGCAGCTCCATCAGGAAGGCCTCCCAGGCGGGCGCATGCTCGCGCAGCGGCGGCAGCTCGATCGTGCCCGCCCACATGTCGGCGCCCGGCCACTGCTGGGCCTGGGTCTGCCCGGTAAAGGGCGAGCTGACGATGGCCACCGCGTCCGAGATGTCGAAGGTCGCCGAGCGCAGCCCCGGCCGCGCAGGCAGGGTGACGACGGTGACCGGGTTGCCGGCCAGGGTAATCGTTGTGCTGGGCATATCGGTTAAGGGTGCGTCTCCCAGCACTGCACTTCGCCGCCGCCCGCGGCTGTGGGCGTCATCGCATAGAGCACGTAGCCGATGCTGTTGGTCGCCCCGGCTGTGGTCGGCCCCATCACCGTGCCATCGGGGGCGCCCATGTAGAGCGTGCAGTGGCCCAGGTAACCGGGCGCCGCCGGCACCGGCCAGGCCACCGTGCCGGTGCAGGATTTGCCCACCGCGCCGGGGGCGATCGCGCAGCCGGTAGCGGTCGCCACCTGGTAGCCGGCCGCGTTGGTGATGCCGCCGGTGATAGAGACCTGGGCGGCGTCGAGCGCGATCGGGATCGTGACCAGGCCGGTCCCATCGACCTTCAGCGCGTCGAAACCGGGCGCGCCTCCGGGCGCATAGACCTCCAGGCGGAGCGGGGCGGCGGCGAGAGTGGACTGATCGAGCTGAAACTGGTAGGCGAACACGGCCGGGTTGGCTATGGCGCCGGTTGCGGGGAAGCGGTTGAAGCCGATGCCGCCGGCGCTTTCGATGCTGTTAGAGCCGATGCCGCCGGCGACCGTCAGGCCGTTGCTGCCATCGGTAGTCACGCCGGGATAGGCGGTGCCTACCGGTCCTGCGATACCCTGCGGCCCTTGTGGCCCGGTCGCGCCCGTCGGCCCGGACGAGGTGGTGAGCATCGGGGTAAGGTTGGGCGGATACTCATCGAAGTTGCAGGTCCCGGCGCTGCACCAGGAGTTGGTCGCCGAGGTGGGCTGTACGCAGCCGTAGCCCGGCCCCAGCATCTGCGCACCGGTCACGTTGTCGGTGATGGTGACGTTGAAGCACAGGTTGACCGGGGCGGTCCGGGTCGTGTCGGGAATGGTGGTCGAGAAGGCGCCGTTGGTCACCTGGGCCGCGATCGGGGTGATTGTCGACTGGCCGCCGGTGGTCCCGATGCGGTAGCTGGCCACCTGGCCGGTCGAGAGCACCGGGGTAAAGCTGATGGTGGCGTTCGAGATCGCAGCCTGGCCGCCGGCCGACAGGTGCGCCGCCGTGATGGTGACCATCTGCGCGAGCGCGTGCGGCAGCGTACAGGCCAGCAGCAGCGCCGCTCCCAAAGATCGCTTGAACATACGTTTAGCCTTTCTTACCGGCGCGATGAGGGCAGCCGGCCCTGGCGGGCGCCGACCGCCTTGACCGAGGCGGCCACTATCCCCGGCGCGTACTGGCGCATGACCCGGTGCACCATCGCGGCGGTCTGGGCCGGGTCGGTCGAGCCGCGCGCGTCCACGTGGAAGTTCTGGGTCACCCCGCCGCCGCTCAAGGCGTGACTGGGGACGACATGCCCGGAGCTGCCCGGCATGAACAGCTCCGGGCCGCGCTCGCCGACAATAGCCATGCTGTTTGCGGTCATGACGCCGCCCTCGGCCATCATGGGCACGATCCGGGTAGCAAAACCCAGCGCCTGGCTCAGAAAGCCCGCTCCGGCCGACGTAGCTCCGCCGGAAGCAGCTGCCGCTGTAGCCGCCCCCGCCGGTCCGCCGCCGATGCCGAGCAGCCGGGCGAGCAATCCCCCGGCGGCCGAGGACGCCGCGCCCGCCGCGGCCATCACCACATGCAGCGGATCGCTGGCCGTGCCGGTGGGCTTCCTGCCGCCGCCGAACCCCAGCGCTTTCATCAGCGAAGCCTCGCCGCCCTTGAGCGCCGAGCCGGCCACGTTGCGCGCGATGTCTCCGCCCAGCGCCTGGAAAGCGTGCCGCGGATGGCGCGTGGTCAGCTCGGTGAGGATGTCCTTGTTCAGCTCGTTCAGCGTGGAGCTGGCCAGCTCCTTCATGGCTTTGGCCCCGTCGAGCGAGGCGGCGATAAACTCCTCGAGCGCGTCGGTCGCCCCGCCCAGCATGGTTGCCGAGGCGGCGCTCTGCGCATCCTTGACGCCCTGCGCGTCGCGCTCGCCCATGGTCGAGGCCATCTGGTTCTGGATGCCCTGCGCCTGGGCCGCGGCCTGCGGGTTCAGGCCGAGGCCGCCCTTGAGCTGCAGCTCCGGATCGGCATTGATCCTGGCCAACTCGGCCGCCAGGATGTCCAGCTTCGCTTTGTAGCCGTCGGCGTGGATCTGGCCCGCCCGCATGGCCGCCGTGTGCCGATCGAGCGCGCCGGTCGCCACCTGGACCTCGATCGAGGCCAGCGCCATCGACGCCGCGGTTGCGGCCGTGATCTCCTTGGCTTTGGCGGCCTCGCGGTTGTACGCTTCCCACCGTGGCCCGATGCGATCGACGTCCTCCTTGGGCAGGGTTTCCGCCCACCGCTGGATCATGGCCATGCCTGCATCCCCAGGCAGAGAAACCATGGCGTATTCGGCATACTTTTTCTTGGCCTTGGTCAGCCGCTCCTGCTCTTTCTCGTCGGCCTCGAAGGCCTTCTTCAGCACCGCAGCATAGTTGGCCGAGCCGGCCTGCAGCGTGAGCAGCTTCGCGTTCCAGTAAGTCGCGTCCATGGTCAGGTTCCGGCCGTAGGCGGCCTGCATCGCGATCTCGCCCGCCTCGAAGGCCTTCATCCACACTTCGGCCGCCTTACGCATGGCCTCGGCCGCCGCCGTGCCGCGCTGCTTCGCTTCTTCGGCCAGCCGCTTCGTGTCTTCGTCCTTCTTCTCAGTCGCGGTCATGGCGGTCACCTGGAAGCCGCTGGCCACCTCCGCCCGCTGGTCCTGCAAATGCTTGAGTTGGCCTTCGGCGGTACTCGTCCGGGCGGAGTAATCGACGTGGGACATGAGCCCCTGAGCTTCATCCGCGGCATCCTGGCGCTGCTGATCGTAGATGGCCTTGAGGTCAGACCTGGCCTTCGCAATCTCGGTATCCATCGCGGCCAGAATGGCAGTCTGGTTAGCTTTCTCGACCGCGTCCCGCGCCGCCCCGGGCGTCGCCCGGTCGAGCCGGTCCCGGGCGTCGATCTGGGCGCGATCCACCCGGCTGTTGGCCGCGTTCGCTGCCGCCACATCCGCATTATCCGATATCACGTTGGCGCCGGTTACAAACGAGAACAGCTCGCGGCCCACGCCGACCGACTTCTCCTTCATCAGTTTGGCGGCTTCGTCATTCGATTTGCGGAGCTGCTCGGTGAGGTTGTACGCGGAGAGTCTGCTTTCGTCGAGCGCCAGCTTTAGCAGGTTCTCCGGCTTGTGTTCGAGCTTGGCGATCTGGATCTGCAGCTTGTCGCTGGTGATGTCGAGCGATATGGCGGCCTTGCGGGTCGCAGCGTTGATCTGCTCGAAGCCGTCCACGATCTCCCGCGCCATGCTCTCGGTAGCCTTTTCGAAGTCGTACACTTTCTTGATCAGCTCGCCGACCATGGCCCCGAAGGCCACGCCGCCGATGAGCGGGAAGGCCATCTGCAGGGCGGCCCCGACGCCGGGAATGGTAGTCAGAAACCGCTCGACGGCGCGGATGCCCGGGTTGCCTTCGAGCGAGCGCACGGCGGCCGAGGTGGCATTCATCTCGGAGACCGCGGCGTGCCCGGCGTTGTGGGTGGCCACAGCCTCCATCGCGCTCGCGGCGGCGCTTTCAACCTTGGCCGCAGTGAGCCGCTGCAGCGCGGCGGCGGCCAGGTTCGCGCCGGCCGCCTCGCCGCCGTAGCCGTCCTTCATCAGCTTCATTGCTTTGGTCAGCTCGACGGACGCCACCTTCTCGTTGACCCGCGCCGCGATGATGCGCAGCGATTGCGTGCTCACCGCATCGCCGGCCAACCTGGCCGCCAGCGCCTGGGCGGCGGCCGCCTTCTCGGCCGACATCTGGATGCCGCGCGAGCTGGCGGTCATCACCTGCTCGGCCTTCTTTGTCCCGGCTTCAAACTGGGAGCCGTCGAGAGTCATCCGCGCGGTTACGTCGCCGATAGAGCCCATTTACTTCACCCCTTCCTTCAGTTCGGCCGCCAGCGTTTCGGCCAGCGCTTCCTTTGCGGCCGCGATACTCTCTTCAAACGCCGGGCGCAGGAACGGGTGCGCCGGTACGTCGACCTCGGCAGCCGTGCCGGACCCCACGAACGCGCCGAAGGAATTCAGCCTCGATTTGCCGCCGGTCACCATGCGGTGGCCGTACTCAACCAGATGGGCGACGCGGCGGCCGGCCTTACCGGGGCCGATCAGCGCGGTGGTCTCAAAGAGCTGCTCTTTCTGCGGGAAGCGCACGCCGATGCTGCGCTTGACCGTGCCCGGCGGCAGCGCGTTCGAGCCCTCCGTCCTGTCGATCAGGATTGGGGTGCGGTCGCGCATGGCGGCGCGGATCACGCTGCCCCCGGCGCGCACCGCATTGACCGCGCCCGGGCCGTTCATGTGCTCGCGCAGCGCGGCCAGGTTGGCTTTCAGGCCGTCCAGTCCGCTGATGGTCATCGCCATGGGTCGTCCTCCTTTCAGCCTTAAACTCAAGATTTCAGCTTGACTTCCTATTTATCTGTATATACAATTAAATACATGGAAGTTACCTATTTAACGAACTCGCGGCGCAAAACTTCATCCACCGCCGACTGCCAGCCTTTGCCGGTGGCTCGCAAGGCGCTGCCTCACTGATTGCGGATGAAGTGAGCCATGACCCCGTGCAGCTCGTGGGCGATGACCGCGCGGCTGCGGCGCTTCGGCTTCTTCCGCTTCTGCGGCTTGTTCGAGCCGGCCTGCTGCTGCTTTGCCCACTGGCTGGGCATAAAGTCTTTGATCGCGACCGGCTCTTTCGGTCGACACATCGAGAAATTGACGACATAGGCGGTGAGCTGCGCAAGCATGAACTCCCCGTCCTCGACCTGGCGCAGATGGCGCCGCATCAGGGCGTCGAGCTGGCGCCCGGTGAGCGCGTAGAACTCCTCCGTCGCGAGCCCCAGGTCGATACGCGCCGTCGACCACAGCCGCAGCCAGTGCTCCACCCTGCTGCAGCCCGGCTCTAAGCACCGGGCTCGGTAGGGTTTGTCTCATCCCCATCTTTCTCGGGCTCGCCGGGGCCCCCGGCAACGGGTCCATGTTGCTGGGGTGGCTCGCCGGGGCCCCCGGCAACGGGTCCATGTTGCTGGGGTGGCTCGCCGGGGCCCCCGGCAACGGGTCCATGTTGCTGGGGTGGCTCGGGCGCGCCCAGGTTGTAGGCCTCGATAATGGCGGTTACGGCTGGGAGCAGGTAGGGCTGGGTGAGCAGCGCGAGCGCGTCTTCCCAGGCGATCTCGGGCTGGAACTTGCGCAGCGACGCGGCGAAGAGCACGCGCGTGTTCTTGAGCGTCAGCCTGCCCCAGCCGGGCAGGGCAAACAGCAGGTTGACATCGTGGCCGTTGGGCCGGCCGGGGGTGGGCGCGTTCAGCTCTTCTTCGGCCTGGGCCAGCGCGCCCAGGTCGAAGCACAGCCGGTACTCCCGGCCTTCGATGGTGATCGCGCTCGTGGGCAGGGTGGGGTCCCCGCGGACAGGTCCACGTCCGTGGGGTACTAGCGTGGGGTCCCCGCGGACAGGTCCACGTCCGTGGGGTACTAGCGTGGGGTCCGGTGCGGCTTTGGTCTTCGTCATACTAGGAGCCCGGGGTCAGCAGGCGCGGACCGGAGAGTTGCAGCTTGACCGTCCAGGAGATCTCCTTGGCCACATCGATCTCGAAATCGATCGATTTAACCAGGGCGTTGAACGTGTAGATGTCGCCGGTGGTGGTCTGGGTGACGTTCTTCGGGACCAGTATCTGGAACATGTAGATGCCGCCCGACTGGAAGGCCGCTTCGCAGTTTACCTGCCCGAGGTCGGACGAGATGCGGTTGCCGGCGATCGCGATCATGCCGGGGTCGCGCATGGTGGTGATGAACTCCTTGTCCACGCCCGACTCGAAGTTGGACACATCGACCGTGTCCCACTGCGAGTTGGTGATGCCCGAAGTACGAATTTCGCCAATCGTCACATAGGCCGGGGTGGCCGCGGGCGCTCCGGGAACGAACAGGGGGCCGATGCCCAGAACCGCGCCGCGTCCCGCCTGCGCCTTGCTGCCTGTATATGCCATGTGGTTCTCCTTTTAAGACTTGAGGTTGAAGCGAAATTTTGCTCTAGATGTAGACTGCGGGGCCGAGGCAGAGCAGGCTGCCGCCGACCAGGCAGACCGCGGTTTGCATCGTCTTCTGGCCGGCATTCAGGGATACGGGCGAGGCGCCGGCCATGGTGGCGGGCCAGGTGAAGGAGTACTGGGTGCCGCCCGCGGCCTGGATGATCTCGAAAACGTAGATCTGGCCGGGAACCAGGTTCCTGGTTGTGGAGCCGATCACGTTCTGCGCCAGGGTGTAGGGGAACACGGCTCCGCCGGCGCCATCGAAGACCGGCGTGGCCGAGGACGGGGTGAGGGCGATGCCGGTCATGGCCGGCCCGTTGAGGTTGAATAAGAAGTAATACTCAACCATGGTGTGAAAGTAGCGAGAATCCGGATCATAGCGGCCCCTGCCTGGAATCAGTTCGGCGTTTTGTATCACCGTGCCGTCGGCGAGCGTGCCCTGGTAGCCATCGAGGAGCAGGCGTAGCGCCTCGCCCAGGCTGGCCACATCGCTCTTGCCCGCGGCGAAGAGATCGAACTGGATGCGAATCTTCTGCATCCCCGAGGTGTCGAAGGTGGACCGCCGCGATCCGCCCGCCTCGAGGTAGGTCATTGCCGGCAGCGCTGTATTTTTCGGCAGGTCGGCCGCAAAGACCCGCCCGGCGATGACCGCCGAGAGCCCCGGATCGGTCGCGAGCAGGGTGTACAGCCCTTGCTCGAACATCAGCTCTGATTGCCCGGCTCATCGTCGCGCAGCGGGGCGTCTACGCGGGTGCCGAACGGGCGCAGGCGGCCGCGCGACCTGCTCAGGAAGCCCGCTTGCTCGATGCTGTGACTGTTTTCCGTGGCCAGGCGCAGCGCCTCGGTGGCCAGGCGCAGTGCCTCGGTCTGCCGCGACCCAGCCTGCGCCTGCTGGTCGGTAACCCTCCGGTTCAATTCCGTGACCCTCGTCTTGACCTGGACAGTCTCGTCTTTGGTCTGGTTGGCTATGGTGGTGAGATTGCTGACGTTCTTTGCGGCGAGCGTGGCGGTCTGGGCCCGGTCCTGGCGATCCCACTCGCGCTGCTTGGCCATCCGCGCCTCGCTCAGAAAATAGGTCACGCAGGGGCCCACGATCGACGCGAAAACCAGCGTGATCAGCGAGCCGATCAACGTCCATTCGGACTGGGTCATCGGGGTCCCCGGCTACGGGTCCATGTTGCTGGGGTGATCATGAAACGCCATCCAGCACAACGCAGTAGAGGTCGAGCTGCACGTTGCGCTGCTCGACGTTGTCGACATAGAGAATCCTGAAGATCGTTCCACCCGCGGCGCCGAGCCGGACCTGCCACTGGGGCAGCACGCCGGCCTGGTAGCGCATGGTGATGCGATGGGTGGCCTCGGCGACAAACGTGTCGCCGCCATACTGCTCCTTGCCGGAGACGAAGACTACCTCCGCCCAGGTGGTGGCGCCATCGAGCAGCGGCAGCGGGCTGCCGGTTGCGTCGAAAGCCGCCCGGCCGAGCATGGCGATCGCGCCGGTGACCGTGGTCAGGGCCGGGTCGGCCGCAGTTCCGTTTCCGCTTGCGTCGACTGCGAGCACGCTCGTGACCAGCGCGGCCGAGGGCGGAATGACGACGGGCGCCGGTGGTACGGGCGGGATTACTGGCGGCGCGGGCGGCGCGGGAAAGGGTACCGCGATCGCCGCGCCCGCGCCTGGCACGATGAGCGGCAGGCCCACATCCGTGGGCAGGAAGGCGGAGCCCGCAATCGCCGCCGAGCCCGCCGTCATGCTGACCGGGATGAGCTGGCCCTGCACCAGGAAGGTGCACTGGTGGCGCAGGCGTCCCGCCGCTAACGTCTGCATTAGAGCTCAAACACCCGGTAAGGCCACCAGAGGTCTTTGGCCAGCATGGGAACCGTCTGCGGCGACACGCCGGCCTGCAGGATCACCGACTCGCGGTTGGCGTACCAGTGGGCCACGGTCTGGAGCATGCCCAGCAGGATGGGGCTGTTCGGGGCCAGGCCGCCCGAGGTGTAGAGCACCGTTGCGGCGTCGGGCCGAACATAGGTCATGGGCCAGAAGTTGGGGTAGACGGGATAGATGAGCGGGTTGAGGTTGTCGCTCGAAATCAGGCTGTAGGTGCATGGGTCGAGCGTCTGGAGGGTGTTCGATCCGTCGTAGTACGTGATGGAGGTGACCGTGGTCAGCGTGGCGATGTCGGTCGCGGCCTTCGGGAGTTCGATGGCGAAGGCGCGGGGGCGGTTGAGGATGTAGTTTTGCTCGCTCTCCCACAATTCCGAGACGGGCTGGTTGAGAAAAGCGGCGTCGCGGAAATACCACAGCGGGAAGCGGTCCAGGGTGAGCTGCCAGGTGTCGCCCACCAGCAGCGGGCGGCGCAGAAAGACTTCCGCATAGCGCCGCGCCGCGCCGCAGAGCATGGTGATGATCGCGTCGTCCGCGGTGTTGGTGGTGTCGATGCGAAGCCACAGCTTGGCAGCGGCCAGGGTCAGCGGTTCCGCGCCGGCCTCGGTGAGCTGCACAAGCTGGGTGATGGGCTGCATTGGCTTATTCCTTGACGGGTTCGGAAACGGGTTCCGGTTCTACGGGTTTCGATTCGACCGTGAGCGGCTTCCGGGGTTGGGTCGTCTTGAACTGGTCTGCCAGCGGGCTTTCCTTGCCATCGAGCGAGACAGAGACGGCCTTGGTGTCGCCCTGGCGTGGGTCCGGCGCCAGGCGCTCGTTGGGCGCGGCCTGCGGGTGCGGCACGTGGACGCCGGGCGCGACTTCGAGCGTGCTGCCGGCGGGTAGACGGGACTCCTTCACGACTTCGAAGTCGCCCCGTGCTTTGGGAAACGTTTGTGTGTCCATGGAAAGGCCCCTCCTTTGTGGGCCGGTTGAGAAATGTTTCGGGTTTGTCCGCGAAACATTTATGAATGCTGGGTGAGGGTGATGATTGCGGCGGGGATGAGCAGCTTGCCGTCGGTGCGCTCCCACACGCGGAAGCCGATCTGGCCGTTGCCGGCGTAAAGCTCGTTGAGCCGCTGCATGCTCCAGCCGATGCGGTCGACGATCTGGTAGTAGCTGAAGTCGCCGAACGCGGCCGAGACGGTGGTGGCCGCGACCTCCGGCAGGAAGTTGGACGTGTAGACGGGCCTGCCGAGCAGCGTGTCCGGCGCGCCCGCAATGAGGCTCATCTGCCAGATGTACTGGCCGGTGGTCGCCTTTTCCATGCGCACGGTCTTGATGGCCGAGTCCGCGAAGACGAAGCTCGCGTTGCGACGATAGGGCCGGGTGAGGCCGTAGTACATCGCGAAGACATCGAGCGTGCCGACGTTGGCGGGAGCGATCGAGGTGACGGTCGAGCCCGAGGCCAGCACCGTGGTCAAAAAGCCGGTGGGCTTTTTGTTGCCGTCGCCGCCGATGTAGGCCGCTTCTTCCGCGAAGCTCGCGGAAAGCGCCGCGCGCCCCGAGATGTAGTCGCCGATGTCCAGGAAGGCATCGTCCATCAGCTCTTCCGAGACCGTCATGATGCCGCCCAGCTTGTACGCCGAGAGGATGCTCTGGCCGAACGAGGCGTCCGTCGCCGGATAGGTGCCCAGCTCATCGATCCAGCCGAAGGTAGGCAGGTTGCCTTCCATCGGGATGTTCACCTGCGATGTGGTGCGGATGACCGTGCCCAGCTGTCGCATGATGTTGGCATCGCGCAGCTGCAGGACGATCTTGGTTTCAAAGTCGATCGGCACCACGTAGCCGCCGGCAGTGTTGACCGACTTCTCGAGCGTGGCCTTGATCTCCATGGGCGTCGCGCCGTCGCCGTGCCGGGCCCAGGCGATGAAGTTCTTTTTGTACTCCGCGGTGGCGCGGGGCTGGACCGGTTCGTCGGTGTCGAGCGAGCCCCTGATGCCGGTGCCGGTATGCGCGTTGTCCTTCTCCGCGGCATCGAGCTTGACCTGGCGGTCGACCTGGGCCTTGATGAGGTTGGCGTCGGCCTCCATCTTGTCATAGCTGGTCTTCTCCTCGGCGGTGAAGTCGCGCTTTTCGGCGAGGACCTTGTCGTTGAGAGCGCGCTGCTGGGCAATGATCGTTCCGCGCTCGGTCAGTTTTTCATTCACGTTCATGGTGTCTCCTTCGCCAGGTGGCGGGCATTAAAAAACCCGCCATAAAAAGGCGAGTGTGGAGGGGTTGGGGTTGACTGAACTGGCTGGAACTACAGTTCGGCGAGGCGGAGATTTTCGGCGCGGAAGCGGGCAGAAAGCATGGCAATTCGCTCGTTTTCCGCCGATTTCAGGGCGCTTGCGGCTGTTTCTGCCAGCTTTGCGCTTATATTTTCAGGGCAATCGCAGCCCTCGCAGTCGCAGTCGACGTGGTCGCAACTCTCGCAATTACCCTGCACACAGGGGTCGCACGAGCAGGTGCAGTCGTCGCTGGCCGCTTTCGGCGCATGCTTGAACTTGCTGAGGTCGAACTTTGCCTTTGCGGCCGCGCTGGTCGCCTTGCTTGACACAGCGGTCACCGAGTCAGCCCAGCCTGCCGCGACCGCCTCGGGGCCCGTGTACCAAGTCTCCGCATTCATGATCGCCAGCAGATCGTCAGCGCTCTTGCCGGTGCGCGCATAGGCAGGCAGCATCATGCCGGCGCGGGTCTGGTCGAGCAGGTCGGCCATCTTGCGCATGTCGGTCGAGTCCCCGATCGCCAGCGCCCAGGGATTGTGAACCATCATCATCGCCGTGTCCGCGATGGAGATCGTGTCGCCGGCCATCGCGATCACCGTCGCGATGCTCGCGGCCAGGCCGTCGATCTGGACGCTGATCTTCGCGGTGTGCTGCTTGAGGGCGTTGTAAATCGCGATGCCCTCGAAGACATCGCCGCCGGGCGAGTTGATCCGCACCGTGATCGTGTCCACGTCGCCCAGGCCGGCGAGCTGCTGCACGAACTCCTTCGCGCCCAGACCGCCGAACCATCCCTCGCCGATCTCGTCGTAGATCAGGATCTCGGCCGACTTCTCCGCGGCGGACAATTTCGTCATCCGCACGACGCCGGGCTTCTTGCTGAAAATGCGCATAAGCTAACCTTTCTGCGGACTAAACACTACGGCGCCGCGGCGCTCGTAGACGCTTGGCCGGGCTGCCTTCACTGCTTCGAGAAGGCCGCGTTTTATACCTTCCAACTCGGCGCACGCGACAGTGACCCTGGCCAACAATTCACTCAGCTTCGCTTCAGTAACTTCCGTGGCCGCGTTAACAAACTGGTCATCCATTTATTGCCCCCTCCTGGCCTTCATCCGCCTCGACGAGACATTCACCTACGTCATCGACATCTACGTCGTCGAATAAGTAAAAGAATTCCTCACCTACTTTGAGCGGAAGGTCTTTCTGTGTAACGCCCGAATCAAGCAGCCGGTCAACTACCTTCGCCAGCTTTCCTATCGTTATCGACTTGCAGCCACAGTCCATATCGCGGTGAGCCCTGCACGCGCCCCCCATAAACGGATTGTCCCAAGGTGTGTTTATAAACATGACGTGCGTACACTTACGTCCACAAATCACATTGCCGGAGACCGGAGATCCGCACTTGCTACAACAGCGACGCACGTATTGCTGGCAAACTGAAACCTCTAGCCATTTACCTGTTACTCGTTCGAGACCCATTACATTTATCCTTTTTGTGGATCGGGAATCGGTTCGTTCGGCTTGGTCGCGCCGGCGGTGGTGTTGGGATTCTCGAATTTGTCGCCGCCCTCGCGCGGATTGAGGAACTCCTTTGCGCGCGCCTCGTTCGGACTGAACCATGTGTTCGCAATGCCGGAGGCGTAGTAGTTCGCTCGCGCCTGCATGTCGCCGCGCTGCAGCGAGTCCACATCGAAGCGCGCGAAGTATTTCTTCCGCTCGTTCGGCAGCAGCAGGTCGCGATTGATGCTCTCTTCGAACTTCTTCAGCCACGGCATCAGGCTCGAATTCACGAAGTCCATCGACAGGTGCTCGATGTTATTGAAGGTCGCGCGCGCCAGGTCCTGGATCTTGTGAGGCGGCACCCGGTAGATGCGGCAGATTTCTTCGAGCTGGTACTTGCGCGCCTCGATGAATTGCGAATCGACCGATGTCATGGCCAGCTTCGCGACCTTCATTCCCTCCTCGAGGATGATGGTCTTAAAGGCGTTATGTGAGCCGGCATACTTGCTGTGAATCGACTCCTGAAAGCGCTTTTGCGCCTCGGGCGACATTACGCCGGGATGCTCGAACGCAGTCGCGATCTGGGCGCCGTTCGAGAACAGCTTCGCGCCGTGCTCCTCGGTAGCCATCGAGAGCCCGATCGACTCCCGCGCGTAGGAAATCGGACTCAGTCCGTTAAGTCCGTTGAAGCTCATCCCGGTGATGCGCCAGACCTCGTCGTCGCCGAGCGTGACCTTGCCACCGTTGGGCGGCGTGTAGTCGTAGGCCAGCCGGCCATTCGCGCCGCGGTACATGCGCACATAATCCGGATGCAGCGAATTGATCTCTGTAACCTGGCCGCCGGAGCGCACAATCTGGTGGTACGCGTTGCCGCGCAGGCACAGGTGCAGCATGGCCATCTCGCGCATGTCCTGCGAACTGACTTCCGGGTTCGGCAGGTGGCGCAGCAGCGGGTAAAGCGGGTGGTCGAGCGCGGGCTCGGTCGAGCCGTCCCGGCCGTACTTGTAAAAGATCAGCGGCAGCTGCCCCACCGATTGCGAGAGTACCGCAACGCAGGCATAGACCGCCGCGACGCGCATCGAGGTCTGCGGCGTGACCACTTTGCCGGCCGCCGAGGGCGACATCTGGAAGGCCTCGCCGATCCAGGGCGCGGGGTTGGCCAGCGTCGATTCGCCCGGAGCGAGCGCATGCACAATGGCGCGCCAGGCGTCCGCGATGGTGGTCTGCAGGCTCAATAGACTAAGGCTCCTCGCGTCTCGTAAATCGAACTCTTTGCCACGCCGACCAGCATGGCCCGGTAGAGCGCCATGCAGATAGCCACCATGCCGTCGATTTTTTCTCGCGACTTGGCCTTGTCCAGCTTGATGTTGCCGGCCGGATCAATGCTCGCCATCGCGTTCGAGGCCATCCAGCGCAGCACCGGGTTGCCCCCGTGCGCCAGCTGCTCGTTCAGAACCAGCTCCATCAGCCGCTTGGTCGGAGCATTCATCGAGGCGTAGCCCTGGCCGCACTCAACCATTGTGAAGCCGTCGTCTTCCAAATCCCGCACGATGTCGCTAGAATTCCAGCGGTCGAAACATATTTCTTTGATCTTGAAATCGCGGGACAGGGTATTGATCCTCTCGCGGATGAAGCCGTAGTTGATAATCCGTCCCTCGGTCAGCTCGAAGAGCCCCTGGCGGTTCCAGATGTCGTAGGGCACACGGTCCCGTTTGACCCGCTCCTCGATGCTCTCGGCGGGCAGAAAAAAGCTGGGCAGCACCGACCAGTGCAGGTCGCTGCCGCGCGGCGGAAAGAGCAGTACGAAGGCGCTGATATCGGTCGTCGTCGAGAGGTCGAGGCCCCCGAAACAGGGCCGGCCGCGCAGTTGCTCAGCGTCGACCACCGCCTGGCAGCCATCCCAGATGTGCAGCGGCATCCAGGCGGTGTGCGAATGGGTCCACCGCGAGAGCCGGAAGCGCAGAAAGCTGTTCAGCGCGCTGGGATCGTTGCGGGCTTTCGCGGCCTGCTGGCGCATGTCGTCGAGCGAGACCACGGTGCCCAGCGCCGGGTTGGCCTTGATCCAGGTGCGCTCATCCTCCCAATCATCCCCCTCGTCGATGCCGGAAATCCAGGCGAACCAGGTGTCATCGTCGAATACCCGGTCGAGCACCTTGATCGAATACTCGCGCTGCTGCCAGCAGACCGAGTGGCGGTCCCAGCCGGAATTGGTGATGGCAAAGAGCAGCGGGTTGCGCCGCTTGCCCATCGCCGAAACAAACACATCCCACACCCCGGAGGTGGCATGCACGTGCAGCTCGTCGAGACAGATGAACGACGGCTTGAGGCCGAGCAGGTTCGTGTCTTCCGACGCGCACGGCTCGAACTTCGAGGCGGTCCCGGGGATGTGCATGTTCTCCCGGAAGGTGGTGATTCGAGCCCGGAGCAGGGGCGAGCGCGAGACCATCAGGGCGGCCAAGTCCCAGACGACCTTCGCGGTCTTTTTGTCCGTCGCCGCGCTGTAGACCTGGGCGCCTGCCTCCCCGTACCCGATCAGCTCATAGATGCACAGGCCGCTGGCCAGCGCCGACTTACCGTTGCCCCGGCCGATCTCGTTGTAAGCGAACTTGAAGCGGCGGTACCCCGTGCCCGCGCGCTTCCAGCCGTACAACATCCAGAGCTGCGCCTGCTGCCAGGGGAGCAGGAGAAACGGCTGCCCGTCGTACTCGCCCTCGCAGTGGCAGAGAAACTCCTTGAAGAACTTGAAGAGCCGCCGGGGCTCGGCCGGGTCGAAGTACAGCCCGCGCTTGTGGCCATCCTTGAGGTCGCGGGCGTGCCGCTCGATCTGCTTCCGGACGAACGACGACGTGAGCTGGCGGCCGGAGAGCACGTCTTCGATGAAGCGCTCCGGGATGGAGAGCCGCCGCGGCCTGGTCGCGGCCCGCGCCGCAGTGCGATCCGCCTGCCCGGTCCTCGCCAGTGTCGCCATCGCTCATCCTGTTTTTTTCGCGCGCTGCATGAACTTCTCGAAGGCATCCTTCGGCTGCTCGGAAGGTTTATTCATCTGGGCGCGCGACTCGTCGGTGATCCTCTTCAACTTCTCGTCCAGCTGCACCTGGTACTTGATCACGCTCAGCTTGCAGCCAACCCGCTCGGCCTCGACCGTGATATCGCAGAGTCGTTCGAGCGTGTTGCGATCGGCGACGGTCAGGGTGCGGCCGGCCTCGGCAATCTTCTCGAACCAGATCTCGAGCTTGCGGGTTCCGGTGCTCGATGGATTGAGAAAGCGGGCCGGTGGATCGCCCAGTGGTCCGAGCAACGGCGCTTCCACTCGGTTCTGGCGCCGGGCTGGATTCTTCTTGAAGGCTCCCGTCATTTCGAGTACAGCGGTTGGTTTGCGAGGTCTTGCCATGGTTGCCCCTACGCGCTTCGCGCCATGTTTTTGATCAGGCCGACGCGTAGCGCGAAATGAAGCCACGCGTGGCTAACGCGTCGAGAACGCGTGCAAAGTCGCAGGTGTCGTGAGGCAAGATGGCTATCTTGAGTTCTCGCGGACGCCACTTGAACCTGCCAGCCCGGTCGCGTAAGAGAGGGCAAGGGTAAGAAACCGCAGTAGGAATTCAGGCTCGCATTCGGGTTCGCGAAATAGGCCACGAAACCTGCTGAAAAGACATCCGTTACGATGATGGCAGTCGCGCCCCGCAAGGGGCGCGTGGATTGAAACTGAACTAAGCGCAAGGAAGGCCAGGCGCGGCACGAGGTCGCGCCCCGCAAGGGGCGCGTGGATTGAAACACCAACGCGCCGGGATTCGCCCCGAAGACGACCAGGTCGCGCCCCGCAAGGGGCGCGTGGATTGAAACACTCTGTAGTTGGGCAATTGAACAGTATCTGTTCGTCGCGCCCCGCAAGGGGCGCGTGGATTGAAACAGTCCATGATTTGTGCCCTATGTGCCACTGCTCGCGGTTAGTAGAGCCTCTGGCGGCACGTTTGACCGCGCTGACTTTTCGCGCGCAAACCCGAAAAAATCATTAGTTTTGTGGATATATAAACGACCCTAAGCGTCGGTCTTCGCGGCCGAGGGTCTGGAGAATTTCACCCGCCCCCGGTCCTCGCCGCCATCTCCTTCATTCCACGCGGCTTATGTCCTAAGCCTCCATCCTCCAGCACCGTCTTGCGGTCATGGCAGGCCTTGCACAAACCTTGGCGGTTCTCAGGCGCGCGGAACAACTCAAGATCGCCCTTGTGCGGCACGATGTGATCCACCACCGTCGCCAGTTCCAGCCGCTCGCCGTGCGCGCCATACGGATCGACACAGAACGGATGGCTGCGGAGGTACCACAACCGCTGCACTTGCCAGGTGCGGCCATATCCGCGAACAGCCGCGCTTGGCCTGGTCTCCTTGCCCGCGCCTTTGGCCTTGCAGCCATCGCAGTAGCCGCTCACCACCAACGACGCGCAACCCACCCGCGCGCACGGCCGCTTGGCCATCCTACGTCTTGCGCTTGGGCAGCGCGATGCCCAGCTCGGTGAAGTCCGACACGATGATTTTCTCGCCGGCGTGAAAGTCGGTCACCACCTGCTTGACCAGGGCGATGGTTGTCTGGCTCAGGGTAATGGCTGCCGGGACGTTGCCGGTGGCAGCCGTGGCCGCTGCACCCTCACCCGCATCGACCGCCTTGACCACGTCGTAGAACACTGCGGCCGACGCTGCAATGGTCGGCCCGGAAAGCTGCGAGATGATGGTTTTCAACTTACTTACTCCGCTCACGAGATTACTCAGGAACGTCGAAATCTTTTGCCCGTCGGTTGCGAGATCGGAAAATAATGCCATGAATTGTTGTCTCCTCTTGGTGCCTGGCTTTCAGACTTTGGGATACACACGCACTGCCTTGTCCGGCGTGGTCTTTTCGATAGGACGCGGCCACTGCTCGATCTTCGCCGCCGCTAGCTCGACATAGTCTTCCGGACGGCGTTTCTGCGCGACCCGTTCCAGTTTCTGCGGTTCGCTCAGCGTAGCCGTAAATGAGCGGCCATCGTCGAATATCTGGAAGGCTATGGCTTCGATCTCGCCTCTCGAAAACACGCAAGACGAGGGCGCGAGCGGCGTCTGCTCAGAGCGAGGCGCCTCTGCGCACAGGTTGTATCCGCTGTGATGATTGAATGTATCGAATCGCCGGACAGCCGTGCCCGCCTCGACCATCTGCTCGCCTTCTTCGCGAGAGATGCGCCGCGGCTGGTCGATGCCATCGGTTGTGTGTGGGTTATGCAGGCGCAACTCTCGTATCGAGTTGTGCCGACGTTTGTGCTGAGTCTCTCGCGCTCGTGCCATAAACGATGCGCGAACGAGGCATGAATGGGAGTCTCCGTAAACGAAACCGGGCACACTACAACTTGAGCGGCGTGGACCGGGGGCTGGATCGTTTTTTGGAGACGGTGCGGCTAACCTGGGCTGAATATCAATTCCGTCGCCGGGTTATCCCCTTTGACTGACATCAACCGGAATCCTATATAGGCGGACCCCGTGGAATTATCCACGCCTTGCTCTTTCACTAACTACAGCGAAGAGCGTCGATTCTTTCTTCGCAGATATTACTACCGTGTTTCAATTTGAAGCAAACACTTTCTCACTCTGCTCCGGGGTCACGAATTTAACCGCCTGCGCAATCTGCGTCTTTTTCAGCCGTTCGCGTTTCTGCTGCGCGGGTTCTCGCATGCAGCCAGGCTGCGCTTTCGGCCCGGGTTTTTTCGCCATCAGGCACTTCACCTGCTCGACGATCTCCGCGATCTCGTCGCTCGCCACTGCATTCTGCAAGCCCGTTTCTCGCGGCCAGTCGGGAACGCCGGCGACCAGCACTGGCAACTCACTCACCTCAGCCTTCACGGCGAGCACCGCATCGAGCATGGCGGCCGTGCCGAAGCCCTGCAGCAACACCAGGTCGGCCCCGCGCGTCATGGGCAGCGCCTCCTCGATCGAGCCTGCCTGCAGCACGTCGAAGCCGCGCACCCACAGCGCAAAGGCCCGCACACTCAGCGCAATTTCACGGGGATCTACCAGCAGCACCCACTTCGATCTCATGGCCATCTCACATCCCCACCCTGCAGTTTTTCCAATTCGCTAATTTCACCGCATCGACCGGCCAGCTGTTCTGCCTCTCCCAGTGCCCCTGGCCGAAGAACTTGCGCGGACCCCAGGTAAAGCGCAGCAGATCGCCCCACTCGCCATAGTTCTCCCAGGCCGCGATCATGGCCTCGGCGGTAGCCTGCACCCGGTCCGGCGGCGAGCGGCCCAGCACCCCGCGCAGCACTGGAGCCAGCCGCGGATCGACAAAGCCGCACCTCCGCATGACCAGGCCCACGGTCTGCGAGATTGGATTGCATGGCAAGTCTGGATCGCCCTGCGCCGTTGCCTCGTCCTGCGTACTTGCCTCGTCTTGCGTACTTGAATCTTCAACACATCCCCCCTCGCTTTTTGAGGGGGGTAGGGGGGTGTTTGTACTTGTAGTCTCTGAAGTACTCTCTGAATCATGAATTTCACCAAAGGGTAAATTCAGTTCTTCACCTTTGTGTAAAAACGGAATTTCACCTTTCGTCAATTTCCGTTTTTCACCTTTGTGTAAAAACGGGAGACCGTCGAGAGCCTTCACCAGGGCCTCGAAACGAACAGAAAGATGCTTCATAGGCTTGCCCTGGAAGCGGGCGACGCGCGTCTCCACCAGTCCCAGTTGCTCCAGCATTTCGATTGCGCGGTCGAACTGCCTGGGCGTGATGCGGCACTCCTCCCACCAGTCCACTCGGCCTTTGACCAGCCAGCGCCGCCCGTATTTTTCGACCATCAGTTTGCTCTCGCCGTGTCTGGACGGCAGGAACCAATAGACGATCTGGCTCAACAGCAGCCCCGCGATCAGGTCGCCCGCAATATCCACGTAGCAGCGCTTCACGTCGAGCGTGTCCCGCGAGCGCGCCTCCCAGTGCAGAAAGTCGAGCTCGATCTTCGCGGCCATCTCGACCGTCATCATTTCTTCTATATGCATAATCCCACTCTTTCAAAAAACGCAGCGCTGCCCCGCTCTCCGCTCAAGGCGCACCTGGGCGCCATCAGCAAAGCACTTACTACTCCACTTTCATTCCAGGGAATTACTGCAAAGAACTACTAAGCCTGCCGGGGCAAGTCCTCCGGATCATCTTCCTTGCGCTCGACCACTTCCATATCGAGTTCATGGCGAAAGTCTCGAAACGCCTGCAGAAACTGCGACGCAACCTGGTCTAAGGCCCCGATATGTCGAAAGAATTTCAGGGCCATCGCGTCGGCCTCGGTGCGCGCCGCCATCAACAGGATGTCGTGCGCGATCGAGCGTGCCTCGCTCACCGATAACTGCGCGATCATGCCCTTCTCATTCGAGAGCTGGATGTAGGGCTTCCCATCGCGCGCGGCCACAATGCCGTTGACCCAGAAGTCGCTCATCGGCTCCGCACCTCCGTCGCTACCTCAACATCTTCGGTCACAAGCTGGCCGCCCAGCACTTTGAGCGCCTGCTGGATCTGCATGCGCACCACTTTCGCGCCGATCTCGGGACCCAGGCGGGCGATGTTTTCGCAATTCGACTCCGCGCACTGTAGCAGCCCAATCGCTTCCAGCACCACACTGTTCTTCATCCTCGCGTTCCCCTCACCCCGTCTTACCCATCCTCTGCCGCGTGAGCGCTTCCGCCATCCCCGGCGCTTCCTCTTCGAGCAGGCCTCGCAGCTGCGCCGGCGACACACTCGCATCGACGGAGTAGACAACGTCGGTCGCGCGAATCACCACCACCACGTACGCGCGATTGCCATGCACCGAGGCCCGCTTGCGTATCCATTCCGCCGCGCCGATCAGCGAGTGCGTGCTGGTCAAGTCCCATGGCTTCTTATCGCTCATCGCGCCTCGCTCCCGGCTGTATCTGCATGCTCGAAAGAGGGAGCCCGGGCTTCATGCTGCAGCCCGCGCTCACCGGCGTGCAACCCCGGGTCGGGTTCCAGGTCGCGTCGGTCCACTCGATGCCGGTAGTCGCGCTCATGCGGTCCTTTCTATCTCTCGCTCGATCGCCCGCGCGACCGCAGCGTCAGCCAGTTCGCGGCGCTCGCCGTGCGGCAAATCCCGCACCTCGCCATCCGGCCCCGACGTGCACGGATCATCCGGCAGCGCGTGACACACCGGGCACGCATAGCCATACGCTGCGTCCTGCTCTTCGTCCGACATACCGGCCCTCCTTCTCAGTGTTCGCTACTCAAATTCCTCGAACAGCGATAGATTCGCATCCGGCCGCGCGTGATATCCGGCCAGCGCCACCTCGAACAATCCCTGCGCGCCGCGCACATACACCGGCTCGTCGAGCACGCACAGCCTGGTGAGCTGAAAGGCGTAGCGCCCCTTGCCATCGTCGCCATCGGAGAAGTCGCCCCAGAACTCGGTATCCGGATCGATGTGTCCTCGCAGCATCGACGTTGGCACGCAATCTTTCAGATCCACCACGCAGACCACCGCGCCATACTCCATGCCAAACCTGCCGCAGTCCTCCATGCGGCGCTTGAGTTTGTGCCGCGCGCTGATATCCCACTCGTGCTCGTTCTCGGTCCACGCACGCCTGGCCGCATGGATGGCCAGAGGCCCGCGATAGCGGGTCGACCAGTGCCGCGTCTCGAAGGTCTTCAGCCCCAGCGCGATGGCCTGCGCATGCGGCTGCCAGAGCGAAAGCGCTTTCACCGGAGCCCGCTCACAGGATCAGCCGCAGCGGGATCGCTTCGACCGCCGGGGAAGGCGCGCGCTGCTCCAGCAACTCCTGCTCGAACTGCCTCGAGTCCTCGCCATGCGCCACCGCGATGCGCGTGATGTAGGCATGCACCTTCACGCCCGACTCGGTCACGCCCTCCCATATCCGCGCCGGCACCGTGGCCCCGCCAATAATCAATCCAGTCATCTTCGTGGTCGATTCCAGATTCACTTTCATCGCCTCATCCTTTCGTTGTCACAACATCAGTTTCAAATACGCTCACGTGCGCCCTAAGCGACGATGGCCGCATCCGGCAGTTGTTTCGCGAGCCAGTGTTTGACCGACTGCATCGCGTCGAGCTTCCACTTGTTGCCATCCACTTCAAACAGCGCCACCGTGGGCACCGACTTGTCGGCGCCTTTCATGCGCACCAGGAAATGGGTCATCACCTGCGGCGCTTCGCGAAAGGTGCGAAAGGGTGCGAGCGGGAT